GGCTGGGATGTCCTCGAGCGTGTCGCCTCCTGGGTGCCCATCGACCACTTCCCCGCCCCGGCGCCCGTGATCCAGTGGCTCTCCCGCCCCAACGTCACCCCGATCGCCATGTCGCAGTTCGGGCTGGACGCCATCGAGCGCCACGACATCGAGGCGCTGTACGTTCCGCACGCCATCGACACCACGGTCTTCAAGCCGACGGAGTTGATGCAGGGCAGCGACGGCCAGGTGCCTGCCCGCGAGTGGATGGGTGTCCCTGAGGACGCCTTCTGCATCGGCATGGTTTCGGCGAACAAGGGTGGCGTCGACCGCAAGTCTTTCGCGGAGTCGTTCCTTGCCGCCGCGATGGTGATGCAGAAGCGCGACGACGTCTGGCTCTACCTGCACACCGAGCCGAGCCCAGCCATGACCGGCCTCGACCTCCGGGCGCTCCTGGCCGCGACCGGCGTGCCGAGCGACCGGGTCGCCATCGCCGACTCCTACTCCTACCGCATGGGCATCCCCAAGGAAGCCCTTGCGGCCATTTACACCGGAATGGACGTGCTGTTGCAGCCGTCACGCGGCGAGGGATTCGGGATACCTAGCCTCGAAGCGCAGGCTTGCGGAGTCCCGGTCATCGTGTCCAACGCGACCGCCCAGCCTGAGCTCGTCGGCGACGGCTGGCTCTGCGACGTCCAGCCCGCCTGGGACTCGCCCCAAGGCTGCTGGTTCTTCACCCCGCTGGTGCCAAGCATCGTTGACAATCTTGAGGCCGCCTACGCCCGAGGACGGGGCCGCTCCCAGCAGGCCATCGACTTCGCCGCCAACTACGACGCCGACGTCGTCTTCGACAAGTATTGGCGCCCAGCCCTGGACGTCCTCCTATGACCGCCATCATCACGGGCGGCCTCGGCTTCATCGGCTCCCACCTCGTCGACCGATGCCTCGAGGAAGGCCTAGACGTCCTCATCATTGACGACGGACGCTCAAGCAAGCAGCGGCTCACCGAGCTTTGGCCCAGCGACAACCGAGTCAAGCTGCTCATGGCGGACTGCCGCGACGTCGTGCCCCCGGTTCGGGCCGAAGTCGTCTTCCACTTGGCTTCCCCGGTCGGCCCTGTCGGCGTCCTCAGTCGGGCTGGCTTCATCACACCTGAGGTCGTGGACGGTTCACGGGCAGCCGCCCGGTGGGCTGTGCGCGACGGCGCCCCCATGATTGACGTGTCCACGTCCGAGATTTTCGGAGGCGGCGACCAGGGGCTCTGCGCGGAAACCATGCCTCGCATGGTTGAGCCCGGGGCCTGGGCTCGCCTGGAGTATCAGACCGCCAAGCTCGCGGCCGAAGTCATGCTGCAAAACATGACCGAGCTTGACGTTCGCATCATCCGACCCTTCAACGTGGCCGGGCCCCGCCAGTCCCCTGCCGGCGGTTTTGTCCTCCCCCGCATGGTGCAGCAAGCCCTCACGGGCAAGCCCATCACCGTCTACACCCCGGGAACGCAGAGGCGCGCCCTGACACACGTCCTCGACATCGTGGACGGAATCTGGCTTGCCTGGCGCAAAGGCGAGACCAACCGCGACTACAACCTCGGCAACCCGGGCAACACCTGTTCGATGATGGCTCTAGCCCGGGAGGTCGCCGACTACGTCGGTGGCGCTGAGGTTACGGTCGTCGACCCAGTTGGCCTGCATGGGGACCAGTTCAAGGAAGCTGCCGAGAAGTTCCCTGACGCTACCCGCGCCATGACTGAGCTGGGCTGGCATCCGTCCCGATCCCGCCAGCAGATCATCGCCGACACCGTCGAATGGTCCCGATGATCCCCGTGCTCGGGGTGCCCGTGCTCAACCGCGGCGACCTAGCCGAGCGGATGCTTGAGTCGGTCGACGTCGACACAGCCGAGACGCTTGTCATCCTCAACGGCAACCCTGACGATACGCGGGCCATGCTAAAGGGGCGCAACGTCACCTACATTGACCCAAGCTTCAACCTCGGGGTCGCCGCCTCATGGAACTTCATCATTCGGGCCCGGCCGGCCGCTCCCTGGTGGCTGATCGTCAACGCCGACATCGAGTTCGGCCCCGGCGACCTGGCGCACCTGTGCAGCGTCATGGAGGACCCGTCTCCTCGGGTCGCCTGCCTGTTCGAGTTCGGGGCGTTCGCCATCAACCAGGCCGCGGTGGACCAGGTCGGCTGGTTTGACGAAAACTTCCAGCCCATCTATTTCGAGGACAACGACTATCGGCGGCGCTGCAAATTGGCCGGCGTGCCCGTGAAGCAGCTGCTCAGCCACACTCGCCACGACAATTCGGCGACCATTGCCAGCGGTTTCGCCCGGCATAACGAGCGCACATTCCCCCGCAACCTTGACTACTACGTCGCCAAATGGGGCGGCCCGCCGAACCACGAGACCGTAGATGCCCCTCAGACGCCCGTGCTGGACCGTAGGCGGCTCGTAGATAACGCCTGGACATAGGAGAACCCCGTGGCGATTGCTAACGGCTACGCAAGCCTCAGCCAGATCAAGAGCGCGCTGCGCATCGCCTCCGGCGACGCCACCGACGACGCCCTCTTGGAAATGGCCGTCGAATCCGCGTCCCGGCTTATTGACGCCTATTGCGGCAGGAACTTCATTCTGGCTGGCACGGCCACCCGGTACTACAACACTGAAAACCCCTACGTCGTCCAGATCGACGATGCCCGCTCCATCGTCGAGGTGCAGACCTCCACCGGGCTCGATGGCGTTTATGACACGACCTGGACCATCGGCACGGCCGGCGGCCAGGGCGACGCCCAGCCCGAGCCGATCAACGACTACCTCGGGGGCGTCGTCTGGCCGTTCACCCGCATCCGAGCCATCGGCGACTACACGTTCCCCACGGGCGCCGAAAACTCCATCAAGGTTCGGGCCGTTTTCGGCTGGCCCAATATCCCGGTCACGGTTACCCAAGCCACCATCCTCCAGTCGTCCAGAATCTTCAGCCGCTTGCAGAGTCCCCTAGGTGTGGCCGGCTTCGGCGACATGGGCATCATGCGCGTCAGCCGCGGCCTCGACCCTGACGTCGTGCAGCTCGTTGAGGGCTACCGCCGCGTCAACGGTGTCGCATGACCGCCCTCACCGACCTACGCACCGGGCTCGCCACCAGGCTCGCCACGATCAGCGGCCTGCGTTCCTCGGCATACATCCCCGATAACCCGCAGCCTCCGGTCGCGGTTGTGATGCCGGGCCGCATCACTTACGACCAGGCCTTCGGGCGCGGGTCGGACGAATACCAGTTCACGATCATGCTCATCGTCGGCCGCGTAGCCGACAGGGCATCCCAGACCAACCTCGACGCCTACTGCGCCTCAAGCGGTAGCGCGTCGGTGAAGGCGGCAGTCGAAGGCGACCGCACCCTCGGGGGCAAAGCCCTGGACTGCCGAGTAACCGAAATGACTAACCAGGGCTCGCTCGCCATTGGAGATGTCACCTACCACACGGCGGAATTCAACGTCAGCGTCATTGCTGCCGGCTAACACAGAGAAGAAGGAGGCCACCCCGTGGCTAAGTTTGTAGGGAAGAACCTTCGGGTGAAGGTCGGCAGCACCGAGCTCACCACGAACATCGCAAGCGTTGAGGTCACCGAGACCGTCGACGAGATTGAGACCACGGCCTTCGGTCAGGCAGCGCGCAGCCGCATTGCCGGGCTCAAGGACGCTTCAGTCACTATCAGCTTCCACCAGGACTACGACGCCTCCAGCGTCAACGCCACGCTCGGCAGCGTCTTCGGTGGCACGGCCAACGTGCTCATCCTTGCGGGCACCAGCACCACGCAGGGCACCGCAACGGCGACCGCTCCCCTGTTCACCATCCCCGTGCTCTGCTCGCAGCAGACCCCGGTCAACGGCCAGGTCGGCGACCTCACCACATTCGACGTGACGTGGCCTGCCGTCGGCGAGATCACCAAGTCCACCGCTGGCACCTTCGTCTAAGTAGGAGATCACCTTGCGCATCGACTTCACCATCACCTACGCCGACGGTACGGCGGCCGAGGCTACGGCCTCGGTCGCCGACCAGGTGGCCTTCGAGCAGGCCACCGACCGCAGCATCGCTCGCCTTGCCGACGACTTCCGCCTCACCGATGCTTGCTGGCTCGCCTGGCACTCGCTCAAGCGCACCGGACGTACCGGCGAGGACTTTGACGCCTGGCTGGATCGCGTCGAAAACGTGGAGTTTGGGCAGGGCAAGATCGTCCCTTTGGAGGGGACGACAACGCCCACTGGCTGATCGTTCACTTGGCCTACGAGTTCGGCCTTGCGCCGTCCGCCGTACTGGCCGAGTCGGATCGCATGATCTTCACCATGTCGAAGTACCTGTCATGGCGCGCCAACGAAAGCCGGAGGAGCTGACGTGACTGACTTCACTGTGCGCGTTGAAGGAGCCGACCAGGCGGTCAGGGCCTTGCGCACTATGGAGCCTGAGACGGCCAAGCAGGTCGGCAAAGAGATTTCTAACGTCGGCCGGGATCTTGCAGCCTACATTCGAGCGAACGCTCCGACGCAGCCTCCGATGAGTGGCTGGCGGGAGTCGGGCGCGGCTCAAGGTCGCACCCGCGGAGGCGCTGGCTGGCCCGCTTGGGCGCCCATTTCTGCCACCAGCAAACGGCGCGGCGTCTCGGTCACTGTCAACATGACTGGTGCCGTAGCCGCCATCTACGAGTCGGCCGGCAAGAACGGACTTGGCGGCATCTCAACCCACCCCGACGGCGGGCAATTCATTCGCAATCTTAGCCGCCACGGGCGTCTCTACACCTCAGGCGGTCGGCCCAGATCTGGACGCCTCGCAGGCAAAGCAATCGTCACGCAATACCCCGAGGCCATCCGGCGTATTCAAGCCGCGTGCGACCGCGCCGTCGAAGCAGTCAACAGGAGGTTGCCCTCATGGCAGTAAGCGGGTCAGGCAAGGGCATCCAGATCGTTGTCGGCACCGACTACAACGACCGCGACCTCAAGCGCGCCCAGGCAGACCTAAACCGTCTCAAGATGCAGGCGGCCAAGACTCAGGGCCCCATGAAGCAACTGGGCGGCACGCTGCGCGGGATGCTGGGACCAGCCTTCGCTCTCGCTGGAGCTGCTGCCGCAGGCTTCGCACTCAAGCTTGGCGTTGAGGCAGTCCAGGCCGCCGTTGAGGAAGAGAAGTCGGTTGCCCGCCTCAAGATGGCGCTGGACAACCTGGCGCTCGGCTTTGCCATGCCCGTCGTTGATGACTTTATTGACAAGACGCAGCGCGCCTCGGGCGTTGCCGATGACCAACTGCGACCCGCGCTCGGTTCCCTAACTCAGGCCACCGGCAACCTGTACGACGCCCAGAACTTACTCAACGTCGCGCTCGATGTGTCAGCCGGTACGGGCCGCGACCTCACTAGCGTCACCGCTGCGCTCTCCAAAGCCGCCAACGGCCAGACCACGTCGCTGCGTCGCCTGGCCCCCAGCATTGACGGAGCGGTCCTCAAGACTGGCGACCTCACCAAGATCACCGGCGAGCTGACGCGCCTGTTCGGAGGTCAAGCCGCGGCTCGGGCAGAGACCTTTGCCGGCACAATGGATCGCCTAAGCGTCGCCGCCAATGAGCTCATGGAGGCATTTGGCAAGGGTTTCCTTGACGCATTCCAAGAAGGACTTGGTGGCAGCACCGAAGACCTGATGGACACCTTGCAGGACCTTGAGCCGCAGATTGAGTCCATTGGCAACACGTTCGGCAAGTTGGCCGGAACGATCGGTCAAATGTCGGGCGCCATTGAGTTGTTTGGCAACGTGTTCCAATACGCCGTCGTAAACAATCTCGGCCCCTTCCAGATGCTTGCTGACGCAATTGGAATGGGCGCCGACGACACCGAATCCATGTCCGAGCGTGCAAAGGACATGGCCAACGTCCTTTCTGGCACCGTGTCTTCAGGCATCCAGCAGGCCACCGACGACATGGGCAAACTTGCCCGCGAGGCCGAAGAGACCGAGCAGTATTTTGAGAACCTCAACTCGGAACTCAAGATTTTTGGGGACCTGACCTCAAAGAATGACGCCGTGCGCGGCTACCAGGCCGCCCTCGACGACCTTCGCAAGTCAGTGAAGGAGAACGGTCGCGCGTTCAACGACACAACTGAGAAGGGTCGCGCTAACGCTGACGCCCTTGACGATATCTTCAACTCCGCACAGAAGGTGGCGGAGGGCCAGCAGACAGCGGCCGAGAAGATCCGCACAATGGAGCAGGCGTCAGCCGACGCCAATGACGTGCTCAAGCAGATGGGTGTGCCGCCCGATGTTCGCGCGTCCCTCATTCAGCCTTTCGACACCCTCATCGCCAAGTTCCGCGAGAACAACACGCTCGCGGACAATCTGAAGCAGCGCATGGAGGGCTTGCCTACCGGCACCCGCACGTTCACCTACGACATCGTCGTCAACAACGCCAACAGCCTGCCGCCGCACATGCGCGCCGCCGGTGGCCCTATCGGCCTAGGAGGCCGTGGCTCCGACACCGTACCCGCCATGCTCACGCCAGGCGAGTTCGTCGTGCGCAAGGCTGCGGTGCAGCAGTTCGGGCGCGGCTTCTTCTCGCAGCTCAACCGCGGCATCAACCCTCTCGCGGGCATGACCCCGACCGCAGGCGGCTCAGGTGGCGGCTTGACGATCAACGGCGGCATCACTGTCCAGTCGGCTCCTGGTGAGCGTGCCGAGACATCCCTCCCCCGTGCGCTGCGGCGTGCGGCCTTCCTGGCAGGCGTGAATGGCTGAGACGTACAAGATCGGCGCGACCGACGTCACCGCCTTCCTCACTCACCTCCAGGTCATCGACGGCAACATCGGCGTGCCGCCGCTGCGGCAGGACGACTACTCGGTGCCGGGCCGCACGGGCGCCATCGCCGCGACCCCGTGGTGGGGGCCTCGAGTGGTGACCTTCGGGGGCGTCATCGCGGGATCCTCGAGGGCCGCCATGCAGTCCAACTTGAAGTCGCTTGCCTCCCTGGTGCTCAACGGCGGTGACACGTTCACCCTGTCAAGGACTCTTGACACCCTCGGCACCCCCACGACCGTGACCCACACCGCCACGGCCAGATACCTGGGCGGCCTCGAGCAGTCCGAGCAGCTGTCCAACCGGGTCGCCCGCGTCGCCTTCGACGTCCAGCTCATGGACGGCTTCTGGTACGAGTCCGCGTACACCGCCGGCACGGCCCTCGCCGGTACCGCCGTAGTCAACGTCGTGGGCGACGCCCCCACCCAGGACGTGCAGCTGACCTACTCCATCGGGGCCGGCTCCCAGCGAGTCACCAACACCGCCTACCCCGGCCTGTCACGCCTCACCCTCAAGCCCGGAAACAACACCCTCGTTGTCACCGGCGGAGGCACCGTCACACTGCGCTACAAGGCGGCCTGGCTGTGACCCACCTGCGCCTCGACATCTACGACCCCCTCAACCAGACCTACCAGGGCACCCTGACCCAGCCGCTCTCCAGCGAGCTCGTGGACGAGTTCAACCAGGCCGGGTACGGAACCGTCACCGTCCCCCTCTTCTCAGCCGACGCGGCCCTCCTGGTGAAGGACGCAGTCGTGCGAGTCGTCTACCGGGACGAGGTCAGGTTCGCCTGGTTCGTGGAGACCCGCGACCGGGACCTCGCAAACTCCAGTGGGCAGCAAACCTTGACGGCTTCTGGCCGTGGCCTTCTGGCCTGGCTCGAGGACGCCGTGCTCTACCCGCAGGGCGGCTTGGCGGACTTCCTCGCCCCCGACCGGCCCTTCAACTGGGCCTCAGGTCCCGGAACCTGGCGCACCTCCGGCAACTACCAGGCCGCCCTCGGCGTGCAGTGGAAGAACGACACGACCTCGCGGAAGAACCTGCCAGTGCGCTGGAAGGACCCGTCGGCTCAGTGGATCTGGCGCACCAACCCCGAAACCGTCGTGCAGCGCGGAACCGTCAACTGGTTCTACCGCGACTTCACCCTCACCGACGCTAAGCGCGTCAAGTTCTACGCATCCTGCGACAACCAGATGGACGTGTACCTAGACGGCCAGCAGATCATGTCCTCCAGCGACTTCGATAACGAGGCCGCCTCGTTCACGCAGATGGCCAGGTTCACGATCAGGCTCGGCATCGGCACGCACACGCTGGCAGCCAGGGTGAAGAACGACAAGCCCTGGCAGCGGTACGACCTGGACGTCGCCACCGACGACAAGGTGTCCTGCTCCGGGCACGGGCTCGCCAACGGCACCCAAGTCACCATCACCGACAAGTCAGGCGCCACAGGTCTCACCAAAGGCGACCACTACTTCGTGCGAGCCAAGACCGACGACGACTTCAAGCTCGCCACCAGCAACTCCGACGGGACCATCGTCAACGTCACCAGCAAGGGCAAGATCGACCTGCGCCTCAAGGTTGACAACACCGCCGGCTTCATCCTTACCGGCATCGAGGTCGACTCCGACGGCAAAGAAACGGACACCGTCGTCGTCCGCACCAACACGTCGTGGCAGGTGTCCTCAACGGAGCCGTACTGGCGGCCGGCCATGATCCTGCGCACCCTGGCTGAGGAGGCCGCCGCCCGAGGCGTGTACCGCATGAACCGCCTCACCTATGGCTTCACGACCTCGACCCCCACCTCGGGCTCGTGGACCACCGAAGCGGACCTGACCCTCAAAGTCGGGGCGACCCTCCTCACCGTCCTCGACGACATGGTCGACCTAGGCCATGACTTCTGGCTCAATCCCACCACCCTCGAGCTCGAAGCCTGGGAGTCCCGCGGCACCGACCTCTCCGGCACCGTCCTCCTCGACACCGGCCAAAACCTCTCCCGGTTCTCCACCAGCGTCGAGCGGCCCCTCAAGACGGTGGCCCTGGTGCGCACCAAGAACGGCTGGCTGCGCACCGCGGACAACACCCTGCGGGATGCCAACGGCTGGCGCGAGACCTTCCTCGAATACGGGAACACCGCCTCGGAGGACGTCGCCAAGCGCAACGCCAACCGGGTCCTCGCTCGCACCGGCAAGACCCAGGTCATCGCCCAAGGCGTCGAGGTGGTCGTCACGACTGGCGCGGTGCCCTACGTCGACTTCACCGTCGGCGACGTCGTCTCCATCCCCGACCCGTCAGGCACGGGCCTGCCGGGCAAGGCCCGGATTCTGTCCATCGGCTTGAAGGAGGAGGGCGGCGGCGTGAGTTTCCAGCCCGAGCTCGAGGTGATTACAAGTGCCTGACGGTCAGCTGCGCCGGCCCCCGCAACTGTGGGAGCAGCGCCTCTCCCGCACGACCTCCATCCTCGGGGTCGGGATCTCCTCCTCAGGTGACGCGACGGCTATTGTTCCGCCGCAGCCTCCCCCTGGCGCCGGAGGCGGCACCGAGCCAGCCCCCGTCACGCCACCGGCCGGCGTATTCAAGAAGCCCTCCACCCCGTCCCTCATCGGCGCAGTCCAGGGCATCAACGTGCTCTGGGACGGCCTCAACGCCGACGGCGACCTCTGGCCCTACGACACCTCATTCGTCGAAGTCCATATGGACACCAGCGGCACCGCCTTCACCCCCGGCACAGCCACCCTCAAGGGGCGCCTTGCGCGGCCCGGCGGCCTGTACGTCGGAGGCCTGACCGCCGGCACGACCTACCACTTCCGGCTGCGCGGCGCCGACCCGGCAGGCAATTTCACCGAGCCGAGCAACGCGGCTTCGGGCCTCACTGGCTTGACTACCGCCAGCGACTACGGCACCGCTACTATTGGCAGCGGAGCAGTGTCTTTCAACGCTCGACAGATCGGCGGCGTTACTAACACAGTCGGAGCAACCGCCCCCAGCAATCCGATTCTCAACGACGTCTGGCTCGATTCTTCCCCAGGCACCGCCATCATCCACAAGATTTGGAATGGCTCGACCTGGGTGACTAACGCCTGGGGCTCAGCGTCTATCGCTGCCGGGCAGATCACGGCGTTGCAGATCGCCGCCGGAGCCGTCACCGCCGGGGCAATAGCCGCAGGTGAAGTGACAACGGACAAACTCCGTGCTGGCACGATTAGTGGCTTCTACATTACTGCCGGCACCTTGGCTGGAAATTTCGTGTCCGGCGGCACTGTCAGCGGTGGATTCATCACTGGCGGCACCATTACTGGAACCCGGCTTGAAACCCGCGCTGGAAATTCCAGCATCCGCCTTGACGACGATGTCACTGGGCCATACGGAACCAACGACGCGATTGAATTCATTGGAGGCGGTCAGTCACGGGCAATTATGGCCTGGGACGAAAGTGACCAGCAGCTTGACATCTACACGCCATTCTTCGGCATTTACTCCCGTACCGGCGGCACCACCCTCATGGACGTCTCCGGCAAGATCGAAGCCGACACTCTTCAAGCGGGCAAGGTAATATCCAACGGGACCGTTGAGGCAACAACAGTCAGGCCAGAAGGCAATCTGATTGTCTTCCAGGGCTACAGAACCACGGCTACCGCTGGCGACACCGTCATGCGGCTCACCAGCAACGTCACCAATACGAACGAAGCCAAGTTCGAGGTTGACGCCGATGGGGATGTGAAGAGTCGCACGAATTCATACGCTGGCTTCTCAGATGCCCGATACAAAGAGAACATCGAAGCGGCTCGGGACTATCTTCACGACCTTTGCCGAGTTGAGGTAGTCACCTACAACTGGACCGGATCAGACCAAAAGCTGCTCGGTGTCACTGCGCAGCAGATCCAGCCGATCTTCCCCAGCATGGTGGCCGAAGACGAGGATGGCACTCTCTCGGTGCGTTACTCAGTATTCGTGCCAATGCTCATCACGGCGGTGCAGTCGCTCGCCAATCAAGTGGATGACTTGCGCGCCCGTATCGAAGCCCTGGAGGCCTAATGCCGCTCCCCGGTAACGTCACGACAGTCGTCGTGCTCGGCACCTTCCTGACCCCTGAGGGCACCCCCTCGACGGGCACCATCACCTTCACGCCGTCGAAGTGGCTGACCAACTCAGGCGCCGACGTCGCCATCCCCAACTCGAGCGTCACCAAGACTCTCGGCACGGCCGGCAACTTCTCGGTCACACTTCCCGTCACTGACGACACCGACCTCCAGCCCGCCAACTGGTTCTACACCGTCAGCGAAGTAATCGACGGCGTCAGCCAGTCTTACGCGATTCTGCTGCCCGGCTCGGCTGCCACCAACGGAACCGTCTACCTGGCTGACATTGCCCCGGCTGCCGAGCTTGGCCCCGAGTACGCGAGCCTGCGCGGCCCGGCTGGCGAGGCCGCCACTCTTGCCATCGGCTCGACTACCTCGGTCGCCAACTCGGGCACCGCATCCGTCACCAACGTCGGCACCAACACCAACGGCACCCTCAACTTCGTGCTCCGCGACGGGCCAGCAGGCCCCCAGGGCGCGACCGGGCCGCAGGGTCCCCAGGGCTCAGCCGCCACGATCACCGTCGGCACCGTCGGCTCAGTGCCCTTCGGCGGCACAGCGACGGTAACGAACTCCGGCACCTCCGGCGCAGCTGTCCTCGACTTCGTCGTCGTGCAGGGTCCCCAGGGATCTACCGGCCCGCAGGGTCCGCAGGGTATCCAGGGTGATACGGGCCCGACGGGGCCGCAGGGCGCGACAGGTCCGCAGGGTGCCACCGGCACCGCAGCCACCGTAACCATAGGGACCGTTGGCTTCGTCGACTACCCCGGCCCTGGCACCGTCACCAACTCCGGCACCTCCGGGTCCGCCGTCCTCGACTTCGTCCTCGTGCGCGGTCCCCAGGGGGCCATCGGCGACCTGACCGCAGCCGCGCCCCTTTCCTACGTCGGCTCCGAGTTCAGCCTCCGCTACGGCGCCGGCCTGGGCACCGTCACGGGCGGCACCCTGGTGGCCGACTTCTTCGACGGGACCCCTTCAGCCCTCGCAGCTGCCGGGTCGGCCGGCACCTCCAGCGAGCTCGCTCGAGGAGACCACGTTCATGCCCGGCCCTCGGCAGCCGACATCGGCGCCGTTGGCACCGCGACTTCCATCACGGCTGGCACTGGTCTAGCGGGCGGCGGCGACCTGTCAACGTCGAGGACCCTCAATGTCACCCTCTCTGACGCCACCCCGCTGGCCGTCGGGTCCCCCAGTGCCGGCACGGCGACCAGCCCAGCTAGGGCCGACCACGTCCACGAGGGCACGACCCTCTCGTCGGCCACTCCGGCGGCCCTCGGGACTGCGGCGGCTGGCACTGCCACTACGGCTGCTCGAGGGGACCACCGTCACGCCATGCCCACGGCGGCTGACGTGGGGGCTGTCGCCAATGCCCTATTTACCGCCCCCCGTCAACTTCTGTCCTCAACCGCCTCCGGCACTCCTGCCGTGATCGCCATCGAGGACGACCAACTCATCCTGTCCGCTCAGGTATTCAACTAGGGAGACACCGCTATGGCTCAGTTCACAAAGACCCTCCTTAGTGGGTCCACGCAGGGCAGGGGCATCAAGGTCGTGGCGACCGCTTCCAGCGGCACCACGATCCACGCCACGGGCACCTCGTCATCAACCGTGGACGAGGTTTGGCTCTACGCCTACAACTCCGACTCGTCGGCCCGTCTGCTCACAATTCAATGGGGCAACACGACCTCGCCGGATGACGACATCAAGGTGACGATTCCCGCCCAGTCGGGTCTGGTGCTGGTGGCACCGGGCCTCACTCTCACAGGCACGGGCGCAGCTGCCAACACGATCCGCGCGTTCGCGGCCACAGCCAACGTCATCACGATCCACGGCTACGTCAACAGGATCGCCTAATGAGTAGGCGGTCACGTCTATTCGTGAGTACGGCGGTCAAGGACTGGGGGCAGTCGCCGCTCAGTCGCGTACCCGACACGCCCACGTCCGTCAATGTTGAGTATTTGGTCATTGCCGGTGGTGGTGGCGGATCGTCCGGTGGTGGTGGCGCTGGCGGTCACTTGACGGGGACTCTGACAAGCCGCCTCTTTGCCACCGCGTACACGGTGACCGTGGGGGCGGGCGGTTCATCCGGCACTACCGAGATTAGTTCGGGGTCCGCTGCCACACAAGGCGGTAACTCTGTCTTCTCAACGATCACGTCTACCGGCGGCGGTCGAGGCGCCATGACCGGCAACATGGGCGACACCGTGGGCGGTTCAGGCGGTTCCGGTGGCGGTGGTGGCGCTTGGGCGTCCGCCAGTATGCCCGGTGGGTCGGGCACCAGCGGACAGGGCAACAACGGCGGGGCCAGTTTTAACACAGCATCCCCCTATCCCGCTGGTGGCGGCGGCGGTGCCAGTGCTGTCGGCGCTAACGGCGGCGGGTCTACAGGTGGCGCGGGTGGCGCGGGAAGCGCCTCAAGCATCACCGGATCCTCGGTCACACGGGCAGGCGGCGGTGGTGGCGGCGTCTACAACACCGGCACAGGTGGCACTGCGGGAACTGGTGGCGGCGGCACGGGCGGACATCAAGGTGCCAATGCCACGGCGGGCTCGGCTAATACGGGCGGCGGTGGTGGTGGCGCCGGTACAACCAAGACCGCAGGCTCGGGTGGTTCCGGCGTTGTCATCCTGTCCATTCCGGAGGCACACAGCGCGACCTTCTCCGGTGGCGTGACACAGACGTCCACCACGTCAGGTGGAAAGCGCATCTACACGATCACCGCCGCCGGAGTCTCCGACACCGTGACCTTTAACGTCGCTTAGGAGTGACACTGTGGCTCATTACGCATACTTGGACGAGAGCAACATCGTCACTCAGGTCATCGTCGGCAAGGACGAGGACGAGGGCGACACCGACTGGGAAGCCTATTACGGTGCGGTTCGCACGTCCTACAACACGCACGGCGGTCAACACGCCAACGGCGGCACGCCCTTTAGAATGAATTACGCTGGCATCGGCTTCACGTTTGACCCCGACTTTGGCGTTGACGGTGCCTTTATCCCCCCGCACCCGTTCCCATCGTGGACGCTGAATCCTGCCACGGCCCTCTGGGATGCACCTGTGCCGATGCCCGAGCAAGGTGGCCCGTGGGCGTGGGACGAGACGTCGCTCTCATGGGTTGAGGTTGAGTCGCCAATCTAGGGGTTACTGCCATGCCTCACACGCCTGACTGTCCGTTCCCTATGCCCGTCGTGGACAACATCGTCTGCTACGGGTGGGCGTGCGCTTCCGAGCATCCGGCCTGCACCTGTGGGGCACCGATCCCCGACGGCGTGAAGATCAAGTCGTCAACGTAAGAGTTCCGAACACTTCTCATGAGCCGAGCTTGACTTGCGGCAATGAGATGTCAGCCCCGCGTGCCACCCTTGGCCGTGGAGTAGTACGCCCATAACTAAATAGGAACCTCGCGCACGCCCTCGACCATGTCGGGGGCGTTTCCATTTGGGGAGACTTATGGACGCCTGGCACCAGGACGCCCGCGCCACCGTATATCACGGTGACTGCCTAGAGGTACTAGCCGAGCTGCCCGACGCCTCGGTGGACGCCGTCGTCACAGACCCGCCCTACGAGCTCGGCTTCATGGGCAAGGGCTGGGACGCCTCAGGCATCGCCTACCGGGTTGACCTGTGGGCCGAGGCGCTGCGGGTCCTCAAGCCCGGTGGGCACCTCCTCGCCTTCGGCGGCACCCGCACCTGGCACCGCCTCGCCTGCGCCATCGAGGACGCCGGTTTCGAGGTCCGCGACAGCATCGCGTGGATGTACGGGTCGGGGTTCCCTAAGTCGCTGGACGTGTCCAAGGCGATCGACAAGGCGGCGGGAGCCGAGCGGGAAGTGGTGGCGCAGCGCAAGCTTACAGGCACCGCTCGGATCGTCGGCGGCCAGGGCGGGGCCACCTCGGGGCGAGCCGAGGAGATGTACGCCACCCACGAGATTCGCGACACATTGGCAATCACCGCCCCAGCAACGGACGCGGCCCGTGAATGGTCGGGTTGGGGGACGGCACTCAAGCCCGCCCACGAGCCCATCGTCGTCGCCAGAAAGCCCCTGGTTGGCACGGTGGCGGCGAACGTCCTAGAGCACGGCACGGGGGCGCTCAACATCGACGCCTGCCGGATCGGGACCGAAAACACTCAGCGGCCCAATGGCAAGACGGCAATTTGGTCAGCCCAGGCGACCATGAACTCAGAGATTGGCGGCTCTACTGGGGGCCGGTGGCCTGCGAACGTGGTGCTGGACGAGGACCAGGCCGCCGAGCTTGACCGGCAAAGCGGGTGGACCTCAAGCAAGGCAGGAGTTCATCCTGAGACGGGTCGCAGTGGCGGCATTATGGGCGCAAAGGTTGTACGGGCGAAAGCCGGTCAACCTATGGGCCACAACGACAGCGGCGGCGCCTCCCGCTTCTTCTACGTCGCCAAAGCCCCCGCCAAAGAGCGCCCCAAAGTGGACGGCACCGCCCACCCCACCGTCAAACCCCTCACCCTCATGCGGTGGCTATGCCGACTCGTCACGCCACCCGACGGCGTGATCCTTGAGCCCTTCGCGGGCAGCGGCACCACCGTGGAAGCCGCGTTGCTGGAAGGCTTCCGCGTCGTCGCCATTGAGCGGGAGGCCGACTACCTCCCGCTGATCCAAGCCCGCCTAGATCGGGTCGCCGCGCAGGAGCCCGAGGATGAGCAGCTCACCCTCGACGCATCGGCCTAGCCTCGTCCTTGAACTACCGCCCGACAGGTGGGTCTACTGCCTCGCCTGCCAGAAACCGTGGCCGTGCGACGACGCCCCACCCGACTCGTGGCGGCAATAACTTGCCAATTGCTGCCCCGAGATCGCTAACCGCTGCGTTGCGGTCAGCGCTTCCCCAAGGCGCGGCGCACCGTCATACGGTCCACACCCGCCACCCGCGCGGCCTCATGCTCACTCATGCCGCTCTCAACGGCCTCACGGATCGCGTCGTACAACTCAGCCGCTAAGGCGCGTTCCTTGACGCGAGCCCGCTGCCACCGCTTCCCCGCGGCCTCTAACCGAGTCACCGGGCAAGTCAACCAGATCAAATAGCCGTAACCCCTGGGCCAGCAACTCAGCCTCGACCTGGGCATAGATGGCCGTGTGCTGGCGGCGGCTAATCCGGCCCGCGAAAATGTCGGCCCCCGCCCTATTCATCACCGCCCGCAGCTCTTGGAGGCTGCGCGGCTTCACCTGTTCCCCCATGCGGAGGAACCTACTGACTGTCGGTAGACAGGTCTACCATTCTGTCCCACTGATACCAGACCGTTACATCGGCCCCAGGGGCGCCCATGACGTGCGACTACTGCGACACCGAGTTCAACCCCACCGCGACCCGGTGGCTCTGTCCTGCCTGCCATGCCAAACACCCGTGCTGCGACGGGGCGCCCCTTCCAGTTACCCAGGAGACCGAGAGTGGACACGCCGCAGATCGACGACTTCCTCATGTGGGCAGCAGCCGTCGTGATCGCAATTACCGCAATCGCCGGCGGCC